TGGGCCGCAGATCAGATTCTAAGATCCGACATGAGGTCGGGAGATATATTTGTTTGGGGGATTACCTCTGAATATCGTTTTTGTGTGTGGGATAAAGAATTGCATCATTATAATCCTCACAGTTTCCATGCATCCCAGAATCGGAGCATTGGTACCAATCTAGAAAATATGATATATCGAGCAGTGACTTCTATCCATCAGGTAATAAATTTTTGCCAAAAATCCAATGTCCGATTGATATTATTGCCTATCATACCAAGCGAAACGATCCGATTGCTTTTCCGCGATTGTCCTGACTGGTATGATCCAGGATATCAAATCGGATTCGTTGACTATGGTACAGACAAAATACATCCTGGGCCGAAACAGCATAGTTTATGGGCTGATTTCTGCTATGACATTATTATGAAAGATCGGTCATGACCTTCACCCGCGGTCTGGCGTGACAAAAACAAATACATTCATTTCATCACCATAGGAGTAGGTGAAGGTGAATACGTTGATCTCATAGTGGATCGGCCAGTCAAGTATTCAAATCAATCCGTGATTTTTGGTACAGGTACCATGCACAGTCGAGATCGCAGCCAGTTTTTATCCTGCGACAGATCGGATGTCAAGAGCTCTTTTATCAGATCCTATCTTGAATCAGTTTGAACACTTGTCATGTTTGATAGGGTGCTATCAAATTTTGTTTTTACAGCGCCTGCAGCGTCACGGAACTGTGCTGGCATGCTATCTATTTGATTTTGGCAATAGCGATCAAGGCCATCATTCAGCAGCCATTTCCTATTGATAAGCAATCGTTCTATATGTTGCAGGCGCATGCCATGCGCAAACGTCAAATCACCTAGTATTTTTTTGTTGAGTTCAAAAGCCCAATAACATCTTTCTATCAAACTTGGATGCCATTGATAACTGTGATCTATAACATCGTTGAATACATCAAGTCCAACTTGTTCTACACTCAGGGCCTGACCATAGTTGCCTACCCAGATAGGAAAGGTCAACCCAAAAAAAGCATATAGTGTTTTTTCGGTGAATACTGATTGCTTGTCAAACCCTGTAGCAGTTTCACTTATAAGGCTCACACAAGACTTTTTGAACATGTCATGCAAAAAATTGTCCCATGTAAATTTGTTACCTCCATACCAGATGCGCCCATAATCATTGGCCAAATGTTTTTCATCTGTTTCATGCAAGACGAGATTTTCCTCAATGAATCTCATTGGCAAATCAACAGGAGACAATATATGGGTCCGGAATTCCGATGATCCGGCAGGATGCCCGGGCCCAAGTTGATCCATCTCATTGATTATGTGGTTCATATCATATGTCCGACCTATACCGCTCCAAGTATATTGGAAACTTTGATATCTTCCCATTTCTACCAATTTGAGCAGGATATATCGACTGCATTGTTTTTTATTGATCATGAAGTTAAAGGCATGCGTAGAAACCAAGGCTTGGTTAGGATCAAAGTCGGAGTGGTTCCATTGCCGGCATTCACGCATGGCCCATAACGGCAGGCCATAAAAATCCAATTCCGTCCTATGATCGTGATGCAACAGCAATATATGATCGCTAAGGATCGCGCCAGGACGGCCTTTCTCGGCCACTACATTTTCAAGATATTTCTGGTTAAATACATCAAATATATGGAACAATTCCTGGCCAGAGAACGTAGGTAACCTGTTGATATTGTGATCAAAACCACCCCCAAATGTAGATACCAACGCTGTCATGATTGTTTGATCTGGCCCAGCAGTTGTTTCAGCTTGTTTGACTGCACTTCAGCCGTGATCCGGCCGGGTTCTCCAGCACGTTGACGCTGAAGAACTGCTGCACGCCGCAGGCATTGAGCGCCTGCACCGCGAGCGCGGAAAAGCCGCACTGCGGGAACTGGGGCGTGCCCTTCATGTAGAGCACCACCGGGTTGGAGGTGACCTGCTGCCTGATTTTGTCTTGGGTGTCCATGGAACAATTAGGTGGTCAACGAACCAAATTTGGCACAGTGATCACCGTGCCAGCGGGGATAGGTGTTGACTGCTATCATCTGTTGGCAATGGGGGCAAAGTTTTTTAGGTTTGACCTTGCCTCTGTTGGCTTCGGCCCGACGCACTTTCTCTTCTTCAGTCTGTCGGCGTCCTCGTATTTTGTCTCCGATCTTTTGGCGTGTTGCTTCGGATAGTTTGATTCCATAGCGGTTGTTCTTTTCCCCGCATTTTGACTCCGACATCCTAGCACGCCATTCTTTGGAGAATGGGGCTCGCTTGCGACCTGTCTGTGCAGCCACCTGACGTGCTATCTGTTCTTTTTTAAGTTTTTTACCTGTATTCTTTTCACTAATGGCTTTGCGTGCCTCTGCGGTATGAGTCCTACCCCACATTGGATTATTTTCTCCACTAATTTTTTCACTTTGCAGTTTTGAGTATTCTTGTTTGATACTTTCATATACCCTAGCAGTGATTGCGGTTATATAACGTTTCTGGCCGTGCTTCTCTGCCCGCATCATTCGAAGCGCATTTAGCATCTTGTAATGTGCTTTGCCTGTGGTCATCTTTACTAATAGCCAATGACATATGAAATGTTCTCTAGCGGTAAGTTCTACTACATTATCGATGTCATCTGTGCCACCAAGACTACGTGGCTGTATATGATGCGTTTCTGTGTAGTCATCTGTGATTCTAAAACGAGCACGGTCTGTTATTTGTTTGTACCAACGGGTATATTTGTCCATAAAGTTATTTATGTAAGTTAGCACGATATATTATTTTAATCAACAAAAAAGGGCCTTGCGGCCCTTTTCTGAACTTTCCCATCCCTGGGTAGTTGTAAGACTGGATCATGAGAACGACAAATTACTTACGGCTATCTCCCCTACGTAATCTCCAGCGTTACCGAAGCTCGAGGCAACGTTTGTCAATTCTATGTAACCGTACCTCGTCATAAAGCTGACCACCGGTTCGAATGTGCTCGGATCTAGCACAACACCGCTTGACATCAGTGGGATGTATGGGCAGTAGAATGCGGCTGCATCGGTCTCACTTGAACCTTTGTAGCCAACCAGCACCGGTGTGGTGTCTGCGGCATAGCTGTCGCAGAACACGCGCATGGCGCCATTCAGTGTGCCAACAAACTTGGTGTTTGTGGGCGCTTCAAATGTGCCTTCGGTGGTGCGAGCAAATGCCGACGTTGTTGCTGACTGCAACACAGTCAATGAAGCCGGACTCACAACAGCAAAGTTACCAGCACCCCGGCGTGTACGCTGGGCGATCAGGTTGGCAACACGATTGATTAGAACTGCCAGTGCGGCATGTTCGTCACCAACAAATGTGGCTGTGCCTGAAACGGTAGCTTGGTTGTATGTGAACTCTGTGGCGGCCAAGGTGCGCAGTGACAGGAGGATCTCCTGATCAATTTCAGCTGTGATTTCTTGCGCCAAAGCAGCCATAATTTCTGCTTCGATGTCAATGCCATGCGCAGCTTGTGCATCTTGTGCAGCTTCGAATGTCCAACGAGCCTGCAGCTTGCGTGTTTTTGCTTCCACAGCTTGCTTCAGGATCTGAACACTGATCTGCTTACCACCTGTGCCCTCCATCGTGGCCGTTGCACCGCCGGTATAAGTAGAGGCTGTGCTGGTGCCTGATGGAACAGTTGAATATGCTTGAGCGATCTTGAACGGGCTCAGTGCTTCTTCACCGGCTGTGACCGATGTGGAGGCTGCCGAGCTGTCTGTCAAGGTCTGGGCATAACGCACACGCAGAGTGTGGATCTGGCCCACAGGACCTGTCATGGGCTGGACGCCAACTAGTTCGTTAGCGATCACAGTGGGCATAACACGTCGAATCACTGGCAGAATCACACGGTTAAGTGTGGCGATATTGCCAGACATTGTGGAACCTGAAGTTGCGTTTTCTTTCAGATACTTGCGGGTGTTTTCAAGAATTACACCCATTGTGTTGCGACGAGACCCCTGCAAACCTTCCATGAGGGCTTCTTTTGTCTCACCCCAACGACTTTCTAATAGTTCTTGTGACATAATGTCTCCTTATTCCTTCCTTATAATGAGAGCCCTGCTAGGCGCTTGAGGTCAATCACATTGTCGTGATCTTGCTCCGGAACCTTGGCAGATTTATCACCAGTCACTGCGACAACATGTTCAGCAATCACTGTTCGAGCTTTTGCTGGTCGGTTGTCAGCCAGTACAGCTGGCAAATATTTTTCGAAAGCGTTCTTGAGTCGAGCTGTTTGAACGTTTTCCAGCAGATTCTGCATTACCCCGGCTCGTTCCTCATTGAGAGGTCCCAGCAATTCATCCATGAGCTTGGATCGCTCATTGGATTCACGGATCATGCGAATCTGGCGTTCTTTAGATTCAACGAGGGTTTTGGCCTTCTCGGTGAACCGGATGGCTTCTTCCAACTTGCGATCTTTGGCAGCAATAACGCTGTTGAGCTTGCGGATTTCGGCGTTTTCATTGAGGTGAGTGGCACCAAATTCTGCCGCATAGGCTTCAAAGATGCGACGACCAAAGTTGTTCTCGCGAGCCACTTTGATGTCTTCTTGCAGTTGGTTGAGTTCGTCCTTGAGATGCTTGGCTACAGATTGGCTCAACCTGGTGGCACTTTCTTTTACGAAACGTGCTTTCAGGGCTTCCAGTTGTTTGCGAGCTTCACGCACCAGACGCACTTTGGTATTCACTGCGTCCTGCTTGTCCTCTGCAAACTCACGAATTTCTTGAGCCAGAGCTTTGACCACGAAACTTTCAAGTTTATTGATTGATTCGGTGTGAACTCTGCGATCTTTGCGCAGTTCGCCAATTTCTTCGGCAAGTTTTGTGACCATGAAGTCGTTAAACTTCACAGCAGATTCTTTTATCTTGACGTTGAACCGGACGCGATCTTCGGCCAATGACTGCTTTTCAGCGGTCACGGCCTTGATCTCTGCGGTAAGACCTTCGGTAACCATGCGATCTAGGGCTTCCACCATCACTTTTTTGTCATGCTCATAGCGTTGTGCAAACTCTTCTCTCAGTTCTGCACGTACCACCTCACGAGTTTCGTTCAGCTTGGCTTCCCATTGTTCTGAGATCGCTGTGCGAGTTTCCTCGTTGATTAGGTCGCTATCTAGTAACGGTTTGATGGCATCTAGCATGCTTTTCTCCTAAATCTTGAGATCCTTGATCAAACGAATCACTTCGGTTTTCAAGTATCTCTGTACTTTGTCGTCGTTGCCAGCATCCTTGGCCATTTCCAAGATATGATGTCCATATTTCATGTTCATCAGGCCTTCATACACTGCCGTTGGATAGGCACCGGGTGCGCTGGGTTGAGCGACAACATCGACAGTGACAATTTCAAAGTCACTGACATGTCCATTGGCCTCGTTAACGTTTCCGCTACCGCGGCTTGAAACTCCTAGTTTCACACCTGCGCCAAGCATGGTCGAAACCAGTTGGCCCATGGGTGTGGGTAATATTTTCAACTTTCCAAATCCATTGGGTCCATCCATCCACATCGACATTATGATGTGGCTGACTCGATCGAGATTGATTTTGAGATCGTCCGGATGGTCAACTTCGCCCATGACCGAAAAACCATCATTGATTTGTGCATTAAGGGCACGCACGGCTTTTTCAATCTCGTTCACTGGATAGATTCGTTCATTGGCGTTTTTGACGCCACCTTGAATACAGATACCTTTCATGTAGAGATCCTTACCATCATCCAGGCCTTCAATT